AAATATTCCGGATCGTCTTTCATCAAAACACTCCAATCAACATTAGACGCTGGGTTAGGTACAGATATCTCACCACTTTCGTTAAATATACCTAAAGGATCAAACCCATATTTATCATAAATTCCCTTTAACCATTCCCCTATTTCTTTACTATATACATACATCCCACCAAATAAACTACCTTGAATTATTACTTGTTTAACCCCTTTAAAATATGAATTAACCATTTTTTTAATGTCATTACCAGATGTTTTGTATAATTTTTTTATTTTATCTGCCCCCTCATTTTTTAAAATTTTAGCTAAAACACCCTTTTCTGTTTTTGTTAATTTTTCAGTTTGGTTTTTTAATTGTTTTAACAAATTTTTACCTTTTGTAGTTGACAAATCTTCGGCTACACTTATAAATGATTCATACTGTATTTTTTCTGTTTTGTTGAGACTTTTTGTCCATTTAGTAATTTCTTTTTCTAACTTAAATGGATCCCCTAAATTCTCACCTTTTTTAATAATTTTATTTAACTCACTTATTTTACCACCAAGTTTTGAACCTTTACCAGCCAAAGAAAGTGATTCACCTACCACACCGAAAACACCTAAAGCAGTTAACCCTGCATTCATCTGCCAATTCTCATCACCCTCAACAACATAACCAATCGCGCTAATTGCGTCAATAACACCAGAAAGTATCATCCCCATAGGACCAAACGCCAAAACACCGATAGAAGCAATATCGAATATACAATGCCAATCATTTACACAATTTTCCCCCCAATCGCCAAATTTTTTCCATCCATCTCTAATATCTCCAATCGAATCGTTACAATAATCTTCAACCGAAACATCTAATGTATAATTAGCATATTCTTTATCACCCCCATAAAGTTTTAAAGGGTATCTAACATTTTTTTCTTGATGAACGTACATATTAACCTTTGATGTACCTTTAGGGTTTGCACAACAACAGGATGCGGAATCGTTATTAAACCCATTACTCTCAATACCTTTTGTGGTAATTGTTGGTTGGGTTGGAATTAAAAAGATACCCCCTTTATTTTTACACATATCACTTCTGAAAAAATATTTAGTATCATAAGTAGAACTATCGGAAGGCATAGCGCGAACATATTTTCTTTTTTGAGTTATAACAACATTAGGACCATAACATTTATCACAATCATCACAAGCGTTTTCATATAAATCTTTAGATTGTAAACTAATAATAAGATTATGTATATGAACTTTTTTTAATACAAAATCGTATTTATTTAAAAGTGAAAATTTTTCTTTCACATCGTCAAAATCAGATTTATCAACGCCATAATCCCTTAACACATCTTCTAAATTATTAGATATTAATAATTTTTTTTTGTAATCCGACAATACACCCATATTTTTATTGTAATTCAAAGGTTCTATATTTATCAAAGGTATATTAGGTTTTATTATTGAAGTATTATCTGCAACATTAAAAGGTGTGGTAGGTTGTTGATTGTTGTATTTTAATTCTTTTTCTTTCGAATCGTTTTCCCGATTCTTTGCAAAAACGGATTCCAAATCTTTAATTTCCTCTGTCTCTTTAGGGTCGCCAAAATAGTTTGTTAGTTCTCCCCCCCTTTCAAAGTCTCTTGCAGTTAAAATCTCTGAAACATTTTTTATGATGTTTAATTCACCCACTAATTTATATTTTTCTTTTAATATATATGTAGGGTCGATACAAGTAGATTTAGGGACGTTTTGATTAAGAATTTTTGAGATATTTTCACTACCAATACTTTTATCATCAGTCCAACCGAAAAATGTTTTAACTTTTCCCCAGTTAGATAATGCTTCTTTATATGTTAGATATTCCCAATCAGATTTAATATCCGTAGGGAAACCAGCGAACGAAGGATTTCCTCCATATTTCCAATCAATATATGGGTTCATTTTCTCCCTATTTATATACTGACTACCTACTTTATCGAAAGCAATTTTTATATATTTATTATTGAAATCTCCTGATCTTTCTAAACCACTATAATTAAAGTCACTAATAGAATCTGCAATTCGTTTAATCTCACTATTTACCAATTTTAAAACCTTTGGGCTATCATTTACCCAATTCCTAAATTTATTACCTGATTCTATATTTTTAATATGTTTATTAAAAAGTTTTTCATTTTCTAATGAAATTGTTTGTTGGATTATATCAGGGTCATCTTTACTAATAATATCACTATCAACACCAAAACCAGTAGAATAAGGGTATTTATTTGTAAATGTACCGTCATCATTTTTTTTAAAAATAGCCTTTTTAGGTACATTAACTTCATAATTAGAATAAGCGGGATTTGTCCACATACGAATATGAGGATTCCATTTAGCCCAACCTTTAGGTTTGTCATATTGTTCATTTAAAAACAACCGACTGTACTGAGATTCTGATATTACAATTCTATTACCCATTTTAGTTTACTCTAAAAATCCCGTTATTTCTATTTTTATTAGTTTTTATAACAACAATTTTATTAGTGTTTGGATCTAAATTTAATGTTTTTTGAATACGTTCTTTAAATGCGTCTTTGAATTCTAATCTATTACCTACTTTATCTATTGCAGTAAAGTTCTTTTCACCATCAAAACGATATTGGTTACCTTTTAATTTTTTAACTGTTCCAATGAGTTTACCACCTCGATCATTAGTTTTAATCTCATATGTTTCTTTTTCTACCCCACCAGACACTTTTTCTATGGTAATAATTTTTTCATCCTTTAGGGTGTCAATTAAATTCATAATTTTTTCATTATTTTCATATCTATTATAAAAAGCATTGACACAAAATTCAGTAGTGGAAATAATATCTTTATCTTCTGTTGCTTTATTAGAACCAGCTTTCCATTCTTTATAATGTCTTCTTAAGTGATCTTTACATTCTCTTTCATTTTTATTAATCTTACCTTTGTCTTTTCTAACATCTTTCTTTATCCCACTTATTTCTTTCCTTTTTTCTCCTCTAGTTATGGGTTCAAATTTTCCTTTAATGTATATCTCTTTTAGTTTGTCATCATCACCTAGAACTTTAATCAAAACATAATCAACATCCCTCCCAGCTTTGTAATCACTTTTTTCTATAATAGGGTTGTTCTCATCCCCAAGTAATTTTTTAATCTCCTCAAATGATTTTCTATTAGTTATAACAGTTTTACCGTCTTTTTTTTCAGTATTGTAGTAATCGACACTATCACCTTCTGTGTTTTTAATTTTCTCTTCAACACCTTGTAATTCAATATCTTTTACATCAATTTTCTCTGTTGATAATTGATTATCTTTCTTTACGTCTAACTTATCTAACTTATTTACTTCTTCACCACCACCACCAGTTGTCTCTGCACCACCAGTTGTCTCTGCACCACCAGTTGTCTCTGCACCACCAGTTGTCTCTGCATTAGATTTAGTATCGGTATTTGTTTTAAGAGGTATATTATCATTGTCAATCACCTTAGTTTTAATTGCGTCAATACCTTTGGTACTAGTTTGTTCCTTCCAATTACTATCCCCTTTTTTAGCGTAATAATATTTACCGTTTTCTTCTTTATATTGGTATGGGTCACCTTTAGAACCATCCTTTATTTTAACCTGTTCAACTAGATTACCATATAATCTTTCTTCAGTAAATAAAGTTTTTATTCTACGTATTTGTTCGTTTATTGAATTGTATTTATTTTCCATAGTTTAATATTTTATCCTTATTTATATAAATATTAACAAATAACAAAAAATCCCCTTTATATAGTATAATATATAAAGGGGATTAATAAATAGTAAATTATATTTGATGAAGGAACCCTAAAACACGTTAATCGCTCTGTCAAATCTAAGTGTACATGTTATATCAGCCAAATCTGAAGAAGAATAATCTAATCCACCAAAATCAGCGTCATTTAACTGAGTCCCTTGTAATATCCATTTCTGAACAACAACACCAGTTGGGTCTAACATTTCCAATTCAATATCTTTTTTGTATCCAGCAGCATAACCTTGTCTACCTGTTACTGATTCTGAATGTAATCTAACCCATTCCATTAAAGCTTGTGTAGCTGAAGGACCAATTGGGTCTCTAAAAGTAACTGAGATAGTTTCCCATCTAAATCTACCGATAACATAAGTTTCAGTATTTAGAAAAGGTATAGATACCTCATCACTTGTATATTTTGGTCGGCTTGTTGTTGATACCCACCATTCTTGAATTCCCAATTCATCTGGAAACCTCAAAATAAACCTATTCTTTCTTAATGGTTCATAAGGAACAGGCATTCGCATTAATAAATCCGCCATTTTAGTTTGTTTTTAATTTTTTTTATTATAGTTGTATTTTATTTATATATAAATATTCAGTTTTTAAAAAAAATTATTTTTTTATTATAATTCTTTTCTTTTTTGGGTTATTGGGATCTGAAGTATCGTACACCAAAAACCTTATCTCTGGGTATTTTTGTCTTAATTTATCTTCTATTAACTTTTCAACAACCTCAACGTTACTGATGTCATCATCACTAAACCCAATACTAATCCCTTCAAAATCATCAGTATCTTGATATGAACTAACCTTATCAACCACTCTATCAACAAAATCTTCAAAGGCAATCATTTTACCCTCTTCAGGATTTGTCCCAACACTTTCTAATCCGAATTTTTCTGCGAACTCTGTTGAAGATACTGGGTGGTAATCTTGTAAATTAAGATATTCATCTATTGTGACACCATTTAAGTTCTCTTCCATCTCTTTTGTTTCACCATAACTTAATTCTCGTTTTATAATTAACTTTATACCATCTTTAATTGCTTGTGGTGGATTTGATCTAGCAGTAATAATAGAGAAGTCACTACCACTAATTAAAGCCTCTTTAAACTTATTAAAACTAGGTCCATACATATTATAACTTAACGACTCTCCAACATCCTTTATAAATGCATCATAACTTCTAAAATCTTTAAATGATTGTGAAATATCATTATTTAAATATCTAAACTCCGTACCTAACTTATGCCTAACACTTCTGAATTGTTCTGTTGATACAGATACTGGTGCCCAAGCTAAACCATTAATATTATAATCCAAATGTATTCTTGTGGGCATCATAAGAATATTATCATCCCAATCAAAAGAGTAAGCTCTTTTTTTAAACTCTTTTAATAATTTATATTGAGATTCGGTAAGTTTAAGTTTCATATTCTTATAAATATTCTTATAAATAAAAAAACCCACATATAGTGGGTTTAATTATTAATTGTTTATTTTATTTTTAGATATCATCAAAGTTTGCACCAGTGTTAGTGATGTTAAACTCAATACTAATGTATTCTAAAGATCTTGTTGGTTTGATAAATACTCTACCATTCAACTCATTTCTATCAATTGATTCTGGAGTATCATCCAACGTTACTCTAAAGTCTGTTAAACCTCTCTCTTTTCTAATGTTATCCAAAATTGGGTTAACTAAACTTAAGAACTGATTTCTTACAACCTCATCATTTTGTTCAAATAACAATCTAATTGAAACCGCAGATATAAGTTTTCTAGCTTGTAACAACAATCTTCTAACATTAATTCTGTTAAGAGCCGTTTCTTTAACTTGTAACGTTTTGTTTCCAAATATTACAACTCCGACATCTGAGAACGTAGCCATTGGGTTAAGTCTTCCTTCATACAAAGTATCTCTATCATCCAATCTAAGTTTAACTCTAGCTTTAACAGCGTTTGTCGTACCTCTATTTAAACCAGCTGCTGCGAACCAAGGGAACGCTACGTTATCTGTCAATGCAATGTTTCTCATAACCTCAACAGTAGGTGGTAACCATACATATTTATTATTTTCTGTATCATTCATCTGTAACCACGGCCAGTATGTGGCTGAATAATTTGAATCTATTGCCGAATCTTCTACTAAATCAACCGCTTCACCAACAGATAAAGCCACACCATCCGAATCAGTATCTGGTGTTGTTAGAACATAAAGTGAATCAGCTCTATCAACTTCAACCATATCAATTGCGTTTTCAATTAACCCTGTTTGATCTCTTAAATCTAACCCTGGTGAAGCAAATACGTTAATATTAACAGCTTCAGGGTTATTGTAAGTATATATACCATTTAAGAATGCGTAATAATCAGAAGTGATTCCGTTATCACCTTCAGTAGTTACAAATGTACTAAACAACCCACTAGTTAAACCTAAAGAACCTTTAGAACCTGTTTTAGTGTAATTATCACCATTAGTTCTTTGTAATCTATATTCATCCCATCCATCATATCCACCGAATGGTGCGAATGTGAATTTTCTAGCCGCTAATTTTTCATATGGACCACCAACTAAACTAGCTTCAGTAGTAAATGCTGATACACCAACTTGTAATGTAGGTACATAAGTAGAAGTACCAGCATCGACAGTACCACTAATTGCATTAATATCTAAATGGAACCCATCTGTTTTACCACTATATGTATTTTTACCGTTAGCGTCTAATACACCAGCGTCAACCGCACTTATACCTTTATAATCGAAGAAGTCTTGATCAACTCCAATTCCAGAATTTAACCCTAAATAAGTTCTTCTTAGTTGGGATGTCGTTAATGACGTACCATAAGCAGTTTTATACTCTATCTTAGGTGCAATCGCTGTACGATCACCAATATATTTTCTATTTAAAACACCCTCAAAACCAGCTGGAAAATGTTGACCTAAATTAGGGTCGTTTTCATCATATAATTCAACCATAATATATTTACTTCTTAAAGGATATTCCCCATTAGAAGTACCTATTTTTCTAGCAATATAACCATTACTAGTACTATCCATAGATAAATTAGAATATTTTTCTACTACCGATGGATTAGTATCAGTATCATTAAAGTTTCTAATTACTAAATCAAACGTTCTATTATCTGGTCTAATATTAATAATAGAGAATTTAACATCTTGGTTAGCCGAATTACCATCAGATATAGTAATAAATCTAAATAGTCTTTGTAATGTAGAACCTGCACCTGTACCTTTAAGTTCTGATAGTACCCATGGTGAATAAGCTGATAACCATTGTTCCTTATAATCATTTAAGTTATTAGTATCTGTAGAACTAATATTGACAAAGGTAGTGTCTAAACCTCTTACTTTACCATTACTAATTAAGTCTTCTAATACATTACCATATATTTCTTCTACCCATAATTCCGTTTCTTTATCTTGTGTTGAAGAACCAAATACCTTAGTTAAATAATTTTTAGATGTTTTATCCATTGAAACGTCATAGTCAATAGCTAAACCAGCACTTGTGGTACCTGTAATTTGAAAGGAAGCTAATGAGTTACTTGATAGACTTGATGTATTTGTCATAGCAACATCTGTTGACCCTGTAATATCATACACTAATTCTTCATCTCCATTATAAGTTCCTCTAGATCTAAGTGTTGCAATAACTGAACCATCGATGTCTGTTAAACAACTAGCAGTATATGTTATTGCCGTTCCTGTTGTTGTACCAGTTGCAAATGTTCCTGATGTTCCAGCCGCAGTCACTGTTGATGTGAAAGTTCCACCACTAAAGTCACAACCTGTTTTAACATAAACTGGAGTTGTAGGTGAATTAACTGATTGTCCAGTAATTGCAGTACCGATACTAGCAAATGTTGCGGTTAGTTGACCATCATCATATAATGCTTGTATATTAGTATCGTTAAACTCCATTGTAATTGGTGTACCACCTGTGGAGGCAGTGTATTCTAATACTAAACCACCTGTAGCACCTGTAGCGGTACTAGCAACGGTTGTAGGATCCTCAGCGGAATCTAATGTTATTGACCACGCATTTCCTGCATCATAACCAGACAAACCTAAAACCCTACTTACGTATAATTGGTTTGTTTGAGTTAAAAATGATTTTGCAATGTAATTGAGTTCGTATTTTTGAAAACCAGAACCTTTAAATTTCTCAGAGTTTAATCCACCGAAATAACTAATAAATTCGTTATAGTTAGAAATAAATACGGGTTCAAAAGCCGGTCCTTTAGGTGTCTCTCCTAATAACCCTAATGAAGTAACCCCCACTTGTCTAGTTACGAATGTTAAGTCCTTCTCCGATGTAAAAACACCTGGACTTACAAATATTCTATCTGTTGATGCCATTTAATTTTATTTTTTTTAATTTATATTATGTAATTCATTTATTTATAAATATGCTAGATTTTTAGAAAAATTTTATTTTGTTGTATAACAACAATAAATAGTATGACTTTTATCATACTTTTGTCATACTTTTTGTTTTATTGTCTATTTATATTATATGAAAAGGGATAAAAACTTAAAAATAACACCACAAACACATAAATTATTAAAAGAATATTGTGAAGAAAATGGGTTAAAGATGTTTGCTTTTGTAGAAAAACTTATAAAAGAAAAATGTAAAACTAAGACTGATATCTATGGTGATGATGTAAATT